ACTACGCATGATGGCATGAAAGTGATTCAGTGGTTCAGGACAGTAGACGAGCTGCTAAAGTCTATGTTAGCTAACCCTAAAGATAGGTATTGGAGAAATGTATAATGGTTTGGAAGTGTCCACCATTAAATTTACCAAATTGGAATAATCATTGGAAATGGAAAGAAGATATGAGTAAGAAGAATATTAAATTAGATGGCTATGCTTGGATTGCCGAGAATGGTGTTATTGATTACGGCTTTTGGTTTGGTGATTCTGATGAGCCTGTGCAGTTTGCAACCACGCTAAAAGAAATTGTGAGACAATCTTTAGAGGCTTATCGTGTCCCTAATGGAGCTATTGCAGAATACCATTTAGAAGATATGAAGTTGTTGAGCAGGTCGATTCAAGCAGCAAAGAACTTGATTGACCATGAGATTAAACGCATTGAAGGAGTAGAATCAAATGACTAAACTGGTAAGAATTGGTAGCAGATTTGTAAATCTTTTTAACGTGACTTACATCATTGACAGAGAGATTCACTTTAACGATGGTAGTCGGTGGGTTGCTACAGAGCCTGAGATTCAAGACTTGTTAGCAATGATGTTTGAGACACCAAGAGAGGAAACTGTTACAATAGTAGAAGAACCGCAAACGCTTGTATTAGATATTGAAACAAACAGTGCGTGGGACACAATATGGTGTTGTGTCAGTAGGGATATACACACAGGAGAAGTAGTTTGTCACACAAAACCAGAAACTCTGAAAACTTTAATAAGTAAGTACGACATATTTGTAGGACATAACTTGCTTGCTTTTGATTGTTATCACCTAAACAGGCTATGGAAGACAGGTATTCGTCAAATTCAGGTACAGGACACTTTAGTGATGTCAAGATTATTGAACCCATCTATAGAAGATGGTCACTCTTTAGCAGCATGGGGTAACAGATTAGGGTTTTTTAAATCAGAATTTAATGACTGGGATGGAGGATTAACAGATGAAATGATTTCCTACTGTATTCAAGATACACTGATCACACAAAAGCTATACGAACACTTAACTTACGAATTAAAAACACAAGAATTTTCAACACAATCACAGGAGTTAGAACATGAAGTTCAAGCAATCATTGCCATTCAAGAAAGAAACGGTTTTAAGATCGACGAAGCTGCTAGCATGCTATTACTATCGGAACTTAAAGCTAGGCTGGATATTATTTTGGTTGAAATGCAAGGGATATTTCCTCCCAGAGTCACATCTGGTCGCACCCACAAAACCAGTGGCAAGCCGCTCAAAGACATCATCGAGCCCTTCAACCCAGCCAGTAGACAGCAAATTGCTGAGAGACTTCAAGAAAAGGGTTGGAAACCCAAGAAGCGTACCGAAAAAGGTAGCGTCATCGTCGACGAAGCCACGCTCGAAACGCTCGACTTCCCAGAAGCAAAAGCCTTAGCAGAATACCTGATGCTACAGAAGCGTATAGCACAGGTAGAATCGTGGATAGAGAGCATTAAAGAAGATGGTAGGGTACATGGTCGTGTTATCACTAACGGAGCTGTCACAGGGCGTATGACGCATATGAGCCCTAACATGGCACAAGTACCTAATAGTGGAGCTATTTATGGCTCTGAATGTAGAGCTTTATGGACAACTGAGAAAGGAAATAAGTTAGTTGGTATCGATGCTTCTGGTTTAGAACTTCGTATGCTGGCTCACTATATGAACGACCATGAATATACAAATGAAGTTGTATCGGGCGACATACACACAGCGAACCAAACCGCTGCTGGGTTGCAAACGAGGAATCAAGCTAAGACGTTTATCTATGCTTTCCTCTATGGCGCAGGAAGTACCAAAATCGGGACGATTGTTGGAGGCAGTGCGAAAGAAGGACAACAACTCATTGATAATTTTCTACAAAACACGCCTAAACTTGCAGCACTTAGGAAGAGAGTATCTGATGCGTTTTCTAAAAGAGGAAGGCTACAAGGTCTTGACGGACGCAAGCTACTTGTTCGTTCAGAGCACTCGGCACTCAACACGCTATTGCAAGGCGCTGGTGCGATAGTAATGAAGAAAGCTGTAGTTATTTTATTTAAAGACTTGACAAAAAGGAAAATACCGTTTAAATTAGTAGCTAATGTTCACGATGAGTGGCAGATAGAAGTACCAGAGCAGTATGCTGTAGAAGTAGGACAGTCAGGTGTCAGAGCAATTGAAGTAGCTGGACGGGAGTTTAAAATGAACTGTCCATTGACAGGTGAATACAAAGTTGGTAATAACTGGAAAGAGACACACTGATGGAAGGTAAAGAATTAACAAAGATTGGAGAAGTTATTATCACGTTGTTTGAAGATAATACTTATTCCGTAGGGACTTCCATAACAATTAATGATACACTTGAGTTATTAGCTGATGCGTATGAAGCTATCGAGAGCGGAACATTAGATGGTATGGATGTGTTTGAGCAGTTCGGTGGTACAATTCAGTAGTAGTTTAATTTAACGCAGTATATTAAAGGAGCATTAAATATGAGTAATATCGATAAACCTGTGAAGTTTGAAGCCGAGATTCAATGGGCTTTTTTCAATCGCAAGTCCGAGATGAGCGGTAAGTATCAAGTGGATTTGTGCAACCTCTCTGACGGTGCTGTGAAAGCATTGGAAGCAGTTGGTCTTGCACCACGCAAGCGTGAAGACAAGCCTGAGAAGGGTTGGTTCATCACTGCTAAGAGCAACTACGAGATCAAGCCTTTTGATTCCTCTGGTGCAGAGATCAAAGATAACGTAGGTAACGGTTCTAAAGCTGTTGCAATGATTAAACCTTATCATTGGAGCTGGAAGAACAAGTCTGGTGTAGCCCCTTCCTTAGCGAAGATTACCATTACAGACTTGAGCGTCTACAAGGCTGATTCAGCATCTGCTGATGAAGATCTAGACGACGAAATTCCGTTATGATCGCCATCGTCGACGCTGACATTCTTGTATATCGTTTTGGATTTGCTTCTGAAGGAGACCCTGCCGAGTTTGCATTAGCAAGGCTTTCCGAGTTCCTAGACGATTTATACATTAATCTTAACGTGGACGATGTTCAAGGTTATTTGACACGTAAAGGTAACTTCAGAGATGAAGTTGCCGTTACCGCCCCTTATAAAGGCAACAGAACTGATAACGCTAAACCGTATCACTTTGGCTTGCTTCGTGAGTACATGGAAAAGTCTTGGAACTTTGAAGTTGTCAACGGTATGGAAGCAGATGACGCATTAGGAATCTATGCTTATGCTCACGATCCTGAAGACTATATCTTGGTAACGCTAGATAAAGACATCAACATGATTCGTGGTTATCATTACAACTTTGTTAAAGGTGAGAAGTATTACATTACTGAAGAAGAAGGACTAAAGAATTTCTACTTACAGTTACTCACTGGCGATAAGGTTGATAACATCATTGGACTGCGAGGGATTGGTCCAGTTAAAGCAAACAAGATATTAGCTGAGTGCAAGACTGAGAAAGAAATGTACGATGCTGTGCTTACAGCTTATGAAGGTGATGAAGTTAGAGTTTTTGAAAATGGTCGGTTATTATGGATTCTTAGAGAGGAAGGACAAGTATGGCAACCGCCAGCATAGTACAAGTTGAATGGATTGACGCTGTTGCTGATTCAGGCTGGGAAGGCAAAGTAGTTGCAGCAGTCCATCATTGCGTTACAGTAGGGTTCTTAGTAGATGAAACTGACGAAGCAATCTGCTTAGCCTCTACATGGTCTATTGACCAAACTAACGCAAGGATGCACATTCCTAAAGCATGGATTAAGAATAGAAAGGTATTATTAGATGAAGCCCCAGTCAGCAAAAGCAAAGGGAAGAAACTTGCAAAAGTGGTTAGCAAGCGAACTTGTAAGAACTTAGCAAAGATTGCGGTTTATAATTACTATGAACAATGCCGTACACACGGTATACACGAACCAGTAGTAATTATGAAACAGAATAAGAGCAAACCGCTTGTAGTAATAGACGCTGAAGTATTTTTAAACATTATTTCAAGGAGTAAATAAATATGTATGATAATCAAATGTCGTTAAAGTTTGAATTAGAAGATGATGATGGTCGTATTACTAAAGAGTTTACAGTTGATGACATAGAGGCTTGGACTCATATCATTCTAAAGTGCGCTGACTTTTTGTCTGCTCACTATGGTTATGGAGTGTCTGAAAGAATATTGTTTATTACCGACCATCCTTATGGACGTGAGCGTGATTATGCTATCTCTAAGAATGAATATCAAATGATTCTTCAACACCGCAAGCGTGAATCAGCGGTGGATTCGTTGTTTAATGACGAGTGGGAAGACGACAAGTGAAAATTCTATTACTAGATATTGAGACAAGTCCTAACACAGCCCATGTTTGGGGTCTGTGGCAGCAAAACGTCAGTATCAATCAGTTGATGGAATCTTCCTATGTCCTATGCTATGCAGCTAAGTGGCTAGGCGATGAAGACATTTACTTTGATTCTGTACACCAATCTAAACCTAAAACAATGCTGAAAGGTATTCATGCTCTTCTGGACTCTGCTGATGCTGTTATCCATTACAATGGAACTAAGTTTGATATTCCTACTCTTAACAAGGAATTTCTACTCTCTAAGTTACTTCCGCCATCTCCTTATAAACAGATTGACCTCTTGCGTGTGGTTCGTAGTAATTTTAGGTTTCCTAGCAATAAGCTGGATTATGTATCTCAACGTCTGGGCTTAGGTAAGAAACACGCTCACGAGGGACACGAGTTGTGGGTGAAGTGCATGAACGGAGACAAAGATGCTTGGAAGAGAATGGAAGACTACAACATTCAAGACGTAGTTTTACTAGAAAGTCTTTACGATAATCTTCTTCCTTGGATTAAGAACGCACCGAATCGTAACCTGTATCAAGACATAACTGGTTGTCCTACTTGCGGTTCTACTCATCTTCAAAAGCGTGGTACAGCAGTTTCAACAACTGGCTCTTATCAAAGGTATCAGTGCAGGGATTGTGGAAGCTGGAGTCAAGGCACTAAGTCTATTAAGAAATCTGTGGAGGTAAAACATCTTGGATAATTCACCAGTAGCAATGCCATACCCTTACGGCTATACAGCAGGAATGGAAGACGCTGGCGATGTAATGGCAAAACAGGTAGGCGGTACGCACTATAAAGGTGCATCCGTCCAACCTTGGGACATTTTTATGCAATATAAACTTGACCCTTGGTCTGCAAATGTGGTAAAATACATACTTCGTTTCCCTAAAAAAGCTGGTAAACAAGACCTCGAAAAAGCTAAACACTATATCGAGTATTTGTTAGCTAACTATGATAGTGTGTACGATGTGTATTATAAGGAGACCGTATGAAATGGCTTTAACATTAATTAACATAGCTGACCGACTCAAACAATTTCCAGAAGTGGAGTTGTTAGAGTTGTTAGATATAAGTAGTGAAGAATTGGTTGATCGCTTTATGGATCGAATTGAAGACAATGCTGATAATTTAGAAAGAGAAGTTGAATGACGAATAACTACACAATGACGCCATATAATACCTTTATTGCTAAATCAAGATACAGTCGCTATCTTGACGATAAAGGTCGTCGTGAGCACTGGAATGAGACAGTAGCACGATACTTTGATTTTATGGAGAAGCACCTAGCAACAAAGCAGAACTATACACTGACTAAAGAGCTCCGTAGTGAGCTAGAACAAGCCGTAGTAGCATTAGATGTAGTACCTAGCATGAGAGCAGTAATGACAGCAGGACCTGCCCTAGAGCGTCAGAACGTAGCTGCATTTAACTGTTCTTATTTACCAATAGATGACCCTAAAGCCTTTGATGAAGCGATGTACATCCTTCTCTGTGGCACTGGTGTCGGTTTCTCTGTGGAGCAACAATATGTTTCTAAATTACCTGAAGTCCCAGAGCAGTTGTTTGTTAGTCAGACTTCTATTAGCGTGTCGGATTCTAAAGAGGGATGGGCAAAGTCATTACGTCAACTCATTGCTCTTTTATATTCTGGTGAAATTCCAAGGTTCGACGTATCCAAAGTTAGACCTGCAGGAGCTAGACTCAAAACATTCGGAGGACGTGCTTCTGGACCCAGACCTTTGGAAGAGCTTTATAGATTCTGTGTATCCAAATTCAAGGGAGCAGCTGGTCGCCGTTTGTCATCGCTCGAGTGTCACGATATTCTGTGCAAAATCGGGGAAGTTGTTGTTGTGGGCGGAGTCAGAAGAAGTGCAATGATTTCCTTGTCAGACTTATCTGATGACAAGATGGCTCATGCTAAAGCAGGTAACTGGTGGGATGGTCAAGGTCAAAGAGCATTAGCGAACAACTCTGCTACTTATACCGAGACACCGTCTATTGGTCAATTTATGAGAGAATGGAGTTCTATTTATGAATCGCATAGCGGAGAGCGTGGAATCTTCAATCGTGATGCTTCTCAGGTGCAGGCTGCTAAGAATGGACGACGTGATTCGACCTATGAGTTCGGAACCAATCCCTGTTCGGAAATCATTCTACGTCCTTACCAGTTCTGTAATCTGTCTAGCTGCATCATTCGCTCTACTGATACTGAAGATAGTATTGCTACTAAGATTCGTCTTGCTACAATCCTTGGAACATTTCAAGCGTCGTTAACAGACTTCCCTTACTTGCGTAAAGTGTGGCAGAAGAACACTGAAGAAGAAGCACTCTTAGGTGTGTCGATGACTGGTATTTGTGATAACACTTTGTTAAATAACCCTGATGATGAGGGATTACCTAAACGCTTGGAGAAACTACGTGACCTTGCTGTATCTACTAACGCTTTCTACGCTGATGCAATTGGTATTAATCAATCAGTTGCGGTCACTGCTGTTAAACCAGAAGGAACAGTCTCGCAGCTCTGCAGTACTGCTAGTGGCATTCATCCTCAGCATAGCAAGTATTATATCCGTCGTGTCCGAGCTGATAACAAAGACCCTCTTACACAATTTATGATTCAAGCTGGGTTTGTTGCAGAGCCTTGTGTAATGAAGCCTGAGTCAACAACAGTCTTTAGTTTCCCCGTAGCAGTAGCAGAAGGTGGACTATTGCGTGAAGATTTGTCAGCTATTCAACATTTAAAACTATGGTTGCTGTTTCAGCGACATTACTGTGAGCATAAGCCATCAGTGACTATCTCTGTCTTAGAGAACGAATGGATGGATGTTGGAGCGTGGACATTTAAGCACTTCGATGAAGTAACTGGCGTGTCTTTCCTACCGATGGATGGCGGCACTTACAAGCAAGCACCTTATGAAGAATGTGATGAAGAAGCCTACAACCGATTAAAGTCGTTGGTTCCTGAGACAGTAGATTGGGAGAACTTCAAGGAGTATGACGATAATGTGGAAGGAGCTCAGATGTTGAGCTGCACCGCAGGTGGATGCGAAATATAAGTAACATTGTGTAGTACTTTACAGCCCTCTTCGGAGGGCTTTTTTGTTTCTTCTAGGGTAAAAATGTGTTACATGTTACACAATTATGAGTAAACCCTAGTGCCTTGTTTGTCGATAATTAAAGCCTGTTTACGAGGCGGTCTAGAAGGCATATCAGGAACGCTTATATGCGTCCATGAGTCGAATTCTCGTATGAGTTGGTCATACCCTATGTCTGAAGCTATAATCGCCTTCACGACCTCATTAGGGGTCATGCCAGGGACTCTAATATCTGCTGCACAGCCGATACGATGCTGACTGGTATCTTTAGAACCTACTGAGTCATTAACCTGCTTAGACCTAAAGCCAGAATTAATCATTACAGGCTTGCCACCTAGTAAAGTCTTAACCTGCTCAAGCGTAGCTGCTAACCTTGTTAAGTTAGCCATCTCAGTAGCATTAGGAGTGTTGTCAAACTGTCTGTGAGAAGTAGCTGTTAACTCTTCAAGACTAAAGTGTTCACTTAGTTGCATCTTTGTCCTTAGACCTCATGTCCATTATCTTCTCCAAAGTGCGACCCCCGAAATAAAATGACAT